TATCTAACAGCAGGTGGTTCTAGAGCAAGTAACTGGAAAGTTTTAACTTACACAGCAAGTGCCACAGCAGTTACAACAACTGCGGCAGATGGACAATTATGGTACAGTTCAATTGTTGATGAAGTAGACATTATGTATCACAACGGTACAGACTGGAAAGGTTACTCAGCAGTATCAAGTTCAGATCCAGCAGGTCCACAAGTTAAATCAACTGCTCCAACTACACAATCAGATGGAACAGCACTTGTTGAAGGCGACTTATGGATTTCAACAGCAGACTTAGAAAACTATCCAACAATTTACAAATGGAATGCAAGTTCTTTAAAATGGGTACTAGTTGACTCAACTGATCAAACAACAGAGAATGGAATTTTATTCGCTGATGCAAGATTTGGTACAACAGGTGGTACGGCAACAGTTGCACCAGCAGGTACTATTGCAGAATTATTAGCAAGTGACTTCTTAGACACTGATGCTCCAGATCCAGCATTATATCCAAAAGGTATGTTGTTATGGAACACAAGACGTTCAGGTTTCAATGTTAAGAAATTTACTAGAAATTATGTTGATGTTACAGCAAACAATACAAGAGGAACAGACAGCGGCAGTTCAATGGCGGCTTACTATCCACACAGATGGACAACTGAATCGGCTAACCAAGCAGATGGTTCAGGTTCATTTGGTAGAAAAGCACAACGTAAAGTAATTGTACAATCATTACAAGCAACGTTAAACTCTAATCAAGAAATCAGAGATGATGAATCTAAATTGTTTAACATAATGGCAACACCAGGATATCCAGAATTGATTGGTGAAATGATTGCATTAAACAATGACAGAGGCTTGTCAGCATTTATAGTTGGTGACTCACCAATGAGATTAACTCCAGATGCAACGAGTTTACAAAATTGGGCAACAAACGTTAACCTAGCAGTAGAAGACAACGACAACGGTTTAGTTAGCACAGATGAATATCTTGGTGTGTTTTATCCATCAGGATTTACAAGTGATAACTTTGGTAACAATGTTGTTGTTCCAGCATCACACATGATGTTAAGAACAATTGCTTTAAGCGATCAAGTTTCTTTCCCATGGTTTGCACCAGCAGGTACAAGACGTGGTGGAATTACAAATGCTTCTTCAACAGGTTACATTAATAAAGAAGGCGAATTTGTTTCAACAGCATTAAATGAAGGTCAAAGAGACACATTGTATTCAAACAATGTTAACCCAATCACTTTCATAACAGGTGCTGGTTTAGTCAACTACGGACAAAAAACAAGATTTGCTGGAAGTTCTGCATTAGACAGAATTAATGTTGCTAGATTAGTAATTTACATGAGAAGTCAGTTAAACAAATTAGCAAGACCTTATGTTTTTGAACCAAACGATAAAATAACAAGAGATGAAATCAAAGCTCAAGCAGAAAGTTTATTACTTGAACTAGTTGGTAACAGAGCGATTTTTGACTTCCTAGTTGTGTGTGACGAATCAAACAACACACCTACTAGAATAGACAGAAACGAATTGTACTTGGATATTGCTATTGAACCAGTCAAAGCAGTAGAGTTCATCTACGTACCATTAAGATTGAAAAATACTGGCGAAATAGCAGGATTATAATAGATAAATATTATAGGAGAAACAAATGAGTATATCTACACTATCAAAAATTACAGTACCTTTAGACAGTAACCAATCTGCTTCTAACCAAGGTCTGTTAATGCCAAAGTTACAGTATCGTTTTAGAGTATCACTAGAAAACTTTGGTGTATCTACACCAACTACTGAACTAACAAAGCAAGTTGTAGATATTACAAGACCTAATTTAAGTTTCGAAACAACTACTATTGATGTTTACAACTCAAAAGTTTATCTAGCAGGTAAACACACATGGGAAACTGTTACACTAACATTAAGAGAAGATGTCAGCAACAACGTACAAAAACTTGTTGGTGAACAATTACAGAAACAATTTGACTTCTTTGAAATGAGTGCGGCGGCTTCAGGTTCAGATTACAAATTCGTAACAAGAATAGAAATTACAGACGGTGCAAATGGTGCCAACACAGTAAATGTTTTAGAAACATTTGAACTGTATGGTTGCTACATTGAATCAGCAAACTACAATCAATTAGCATATCAAACAAGTGAACCTGTGACTGTAACGTTAGCATTAAGATACGACAATGCTATCCAGACTCCACAAGGAACAGGAGTAGGTACTGCTGTAGGCAGAACAACAAACACTTTAATTACGGGCGGCGGTGCGTAATTTTCGTAAGCATTTATAAATTTAGGAGAGGACTTTTAAAAATCTTTAGAAGTCCTTTTTTAATGTCCGGGCATTAGCCCATTTTATCAATCAAACACAGTGGAGGATAACCCTCATGAAGAAAATGTTGAAAAACAAAAAACTATGGGTCGGCATTGCGGTTCTAGTAATCGTGATTGGTGTGGCAATGTTAACTGGCGATTCAACACCAGTTGATGCTACTACACAAGGCTAATTCTAATACAACAATGCTTAAGGCGGCTTTTTAGTTGCCTTAAGTTTTTAACACACCACTTTTTACAGCACATAAATACTGTATATGGCAAATTTACTCAAAGGTTTCTTAGACAACGTTCTTAAAGGTACACTCAATCCTAAAGGTAATTTAGGTGATTTTGCCCATGCTTCTAGACTATATGTTGATGATAGTTTTAGATTAGCACCCAAACAAAAATTTTTATATCATGTGGTTTTCAATATTAATCCACAAGCGGCAATCACAGATCCACCATTAGCAAATCATCAGCGAGAATTGAATATGTTGGTTAAAGCCGTAGACTTACCACAATACACTGTGGACATGATTACAGCACAACAATACAACGTTAAAAGAAAAATACAAACAAAGATTGCATATGATCCAATTAATATAACTTTCCATGATGACAATTATGGTGTAACAACTGCACTATGGGAAACATATTATAGATATTATTTTAAAGACGGAACGTATGCTAATAAAGATACACAAGGAAATCAATCCACAAGTACAGAAAGACCTTATAGTAAATCAGGTGGTTTAACAAATAACAAAGGCACTAAAAATAGATTTGGATTAGATTCTGATGCTAATATTCCGTTTTTTACAAGTATTCAAATTTATCAAATGGCAAGAAAAACTTATACTTGTTACACATTAGTAAATCCAATTATTCAAAGATGGCAACACGATTCGATGAACAATCAAGAATCGGCACCAGTACAGAATCAAATGTCAGTCGAATATGAAGCAGTATTTTATTCTAGAGGTAGAGTACAAGCCAACGGTGCTCCTGCTGGTTTTGGAAAAGAACATTATGACCGAACTCCATCCCCTAACAGTTTATCGGGCGGAGGTTCTACAAGTTTATTAGGAACAGGTGGAGTATTATCAGGATTGTTTGGAGCCAACGATGGACCATACACTTACATCGGCAGTCAACTAGGAGCAAGTAGACGAGGAATAACTCTTGGTTCAATAATTAGAACTGCAAATAGATTAAAAAATGCAAAAAATTTATCCAAAGAAGGATTACGTCAAGAAGGATTTAATATATTAACAGGAGCAATAGGCAGAATAGGAAACACTTCCGATCAGTCTTATGGTGTTCCAAATACTTTTATAGGCAGAAGTGCTTCTAATATCGGTTCAGGCATAAAGGCTGTAACAAAAGCAATAATAAGGAAATAAAATGTCAAACATATCAAAACAAAATAATGATAGTAATCAACCAGTAAAAGAATTTTTCAATGAATATTTTAATGAGACAATTGCTTTTCCTAGCAATGATGTAGATGCAGTTGTAGGTTATTTTGAATCAAGAGGCTTTGATAGAACTGCCAGCATATCTACAGCAACAGTGATATTACAACAAGCAAAAATAGACGGTGTTAAAGTTTTTGAATTAATAGATACTCTACAAGGTATGGACAAAGTACAATTAAGTTATATTGTTACTGAAATTTTAAATCATAACAGATCAAATACATCATCACTTGGTTATAAAGTTAAAACTGAAAACAGTCTTTCAGAAAAACGTAACATAGTAGTATAGTCCAATGGCGAAGTTCGCTCAAGGTAGATATCAAATAAAAAATCCAGACAAATATATTGGGGGACGAACTCCTTTATATAGAAGCAGTTGGGAATTTGCTTTTATGAAGTTTTGTGACGAAAGTCCTAGCATACAAAAATGGGCTAATGAATCTATAAGGATTCCTTACAAACATCCTATGACAGGAAAGTTTACCATATATGTTCCAGATTTTTTTATTGCCTACACAGACAAAAACGGAAGACCTCATGCAGAAGTAATAGAAATTAAACCTGAGAATCAAACATTAGTAGAAAAAGTT